ATTTCACCAGTTGTGAAACTCTTTGGTAAGTCCGTAATAATATCCATAAGTATTTAAGTAGTTTTAAATTAAAAAAAGGTAGGGGGCTTACGCCCCCGTACCTAGAATTTAATTAACTTTGAATGTAGTCTTTTGGTGCTGTTGACACATTCCACGCAATAACCCACTCACCAGCTGTTAAGTTAGCTGCCGTGAGGCTACCGAACTCCATAAGGAATCCAATGTTTGCATCTCCAGTGTTTGATACAGAATTAGCAGTATCACCAGCAGTGCTACTAAATGATTGGTTAGCAGCTCTTCCACCAAGAACAACAGCATCTAGTAAGTTATCGGGGTCATCAATAGCTAATGTACCGACATCAACTGTAAAATCAGTGTCACCAGCTGCTGCTGTAATTGCTTGAATAGTTACGTTAGAAACTATCTCACCCGGTTTAATGATGTCCAATAAAATTTGGTTAGCTGCACCAATTAAACCACTAGCTCCACTTGATAGGAAGCCAGATGTTTGTAAATCAAGATAGTCGAATTTGTAGTAAGCTGTTCTGCCGTAAGCAGCTTCGTTTACTGTAAGGTTTGTTGTTCCACTTGCCATAATATTTTAATTTCTCCTTGTTAAGATTATTAAGAAATAGCTTGGATGTAACCGTGAGCACCGGGGTGGTATACACCTAGTGTCAAGGAACAATCAACATAACCACGCTCACCACCACCCATATTAGGTAGGCGAGTTGAGCCCAATGGAATTAACTCGTGAACACCGTAGTATTCTGGGTTAACTAAGTATCCAGCACCGTTTGCTGTACCACCAGTAACTGCTGGCATACAATCTGGGTTACCGTTTACTACTGACACGATACCGTGGTCTGACTGATATAAGTCAACAGACAATTTGATTGCAGTATCGTTACCGTTGTAATTTACGTTACGTACATCGTTTGCATTACCGCTACATGCGAAGTCAGAAATGTCTGTACGAAGTGCTGTATCAGCAACTAACATAAGATCATTAACTGTTCCAGTTTCACGATAAATCGAAGAGATCATTGTGTTAAGAACTGTTTCTGTGAAGGCAGTACCAGTTGCGTGAATAGATGCGGCTGGAGTACGGAAAGCAGCTGGAACATCAGCTGGACCAGCACTGTCAATCCAGTCACCTAAACCACGTAATGCGTAAGCTGTACCAGCACCGTTTTCAACAGCACGATCTTGAGTACCAGCAAGGGTAGCTTCAATATCTCTTTTGATTTCACGGATTGCTTTAGCTTCTGCTTGAGCGATTTTAGCTGGACCTACGGAATCAACAGCCTCTTGGAGGTCTGATACCATATAGTCACGGCGGAACTTTTGTACGTAGTTACCTAGACGTGCACGACCGCTAAATTTGTCAGTGAATACTGATACGTCAGCTCCTTCAGCAACACCAGCAGTTGATGGTGCAGAAAGACTGTCGACAGTCCACTCAACAAACGTAGCACTAGCTTTCTGCTTTGAAGCAGATGAAAGGATTGGAGTTTCTTCTGGAGCAAGAATTGACAAAACATCAGTCAAGTCTTCTCTGTTGGAAACACCAGATCCCGGATTTGTAGTATCGAATGTATTTGAGAATGACATTTTATTATATAATTAGGATTATCGGTTTTTTAATTGTAGAGTTCTGAGAGTAATGAAATCACTCTTGTTGCCAGTTTGTCTAAATTGTTGGTCAAGATTTTTAAGTGCCTTGACTGACTTTCCTACAGTTTTTTCAGATTGAGATGCAGCTGTACCAGCTGTTTTTGGCGGAGTTAATGTTGTATTCTTTGGAGTTTCTTTAACCGGTTTACGTCCATAAATACTATTCGCTGCGTGAGCAATCAGATAATTAAGTTGAGCTGCAACTTCTGGATCTGCTTTTTCGCGTAGTGAATTGAATCTTGGATCTCCAATCATAGCTTCGTAGCTTTTGCGTACGTCATTATCTTCTCCTTGTAGCCAGTTCAATTCTTGTTCAGCTTGTGCATCAAAAGCTTCTTTGAGCTGATGTGACTGCTGTACTCTTTGAACTTTTTGTAACTGAGCTGGTAGAAACTTATCACGAGCTTTACGTGCGTTCAATAAACTTTTACGTACGTCTGCTTTTGTAAGTTCTTTACCTTCGACTTCTGTTACGACATCTTCGGGTCCGTAGCCATCTGCATTGAATAATGTTTCCTCCGCCCACTCAATAACTTCTGTTACTTCTTTCGCCTTTTCTTGTAATCCTTCTAACGTATCTACTGATTCGTATGGATTATTGGCTACCTCTTGAGTCTCTAATGGATTATTATTTTGCAGTAAAGCCTCCATCTCTTTCAGTTTAGCTTCAGCTGCTTTACGCTTTGCTGTAAGCTCTCCGAATCGAGCGACTGCTCTACTTCCTAGCTTTTCGGATAATTCACGAAGATCGTCTTCGGACATCTCATCTAGATCTAACTGTGAAAGAACATCTTCAGAACCTTGTGGTTCTTCAGTTTGTTCAGCAACGATTTCTTCATTGACTTCAGCTTCGGTACTCTCAACCTCTGCTTCTTCAGTTACTTCATCTGTTGCTTCAACAATAGGAGCTTCTTCTTGAGTTCCCTCATTCTGTTGCCCCAAACGGCGAGATACAAAATCCGCCATTGACATATTATTTGACTGTTCCGCTGTTGTTTCTGTTGAGGGTTCAGCGACTCCCTCTGTGATTTCGTTTGACATAATGTTTGCACTCCTTAACGCCGAGCGATGGCGATGATTATATTATAACTTATATATCAAGTTAAATTCTGTCAGAAAATTTTGTTTTTAAATTACGCCAGTCACACATCTGTAATATCTGATCGTAAGTTAAGATACGCCCAGATATTTGTTGTATCTGTTCGTTACTTGCGTTATGTAATTCTTCTATTGTTTCCTCCCGGAGGTCAGAGATTACTTGTAGGAATCGAGCAAAGTGCTCGTGATTACTTAGTGATTGTAAGTCCGTTTCTAGGCTCATAAATTATTTATTGTGCTGCTGAACGCATAAGTGCTACAGTACGTGGTCCTCTGCTTTTAACTTGTTTGTACCACTTTGAATCTACCATTTCATCCGCCGCTGTTGCGTAGTCATCGTTTTCTAAAGCAGCTTTCATCTTTTTGAATGTACTTAATTTATTGTATCCTAAGTTGTAGGACATATCAATCAATGCCATTTGTACATTTTTGGGACGGCTTTTAATATCGGGGTCGAACTTTTTTAAATCCTCGATTGCTCTAGATAATGAATAACTATATAAAGAAGATAGCTCTCTATCAGTAAGCTCTCTTTTGCCGGACTTTAGTTCATCTCTGTTGAGTCCCAATGAATCCAAGATGGGTTGATTAGTTTTGTCCTCTAGGTTAAAACCGATTCCGATTGTCATATTACCGGCGGTATCTTTGTAAGCTTTTGATCTCACACCTTCGTTGACTCCTATCATTTGTGCTACTTCCTCAGCACCTTTATTTTTTGCTACTGCTCTAGCTACGTAGCCTTGTGCGGATAAATTATTAGCCATATTAGATTCCTTGTGTTTGAATATTTCCCATTTGAGCTGGCTCTGTACCCACTCTTCCGATTTGTGCATTCTGTGCTTGCTGCATTTGGAAGGTGTACTGCCCGGCGTACTTTTCAAGGCGTGCAGCAAATGCTTCATCTGATTGAAGTCTTTCTGCAACGTCTGGCTGAGAAGCGTACTGCTGGATAACAGTAAGAGCAATTTGAGCACCGTTAGGACGTGCCGGCATTTCGATACCAGCAAAGATTTTAGCGAGGTCATCTGTAACTTGTTTTACAACTTGTTCTTGAGCTGCTTCCGTAGGTTGTAGCACACGATCCGCGAGTACCGGATCAATACTGTTAGCAGCTGCATCAAGCAAGTTATCAATGTTAATGCGACCACTGCGATCCAGTTGCGTGAGAGCAACCATTTGTTGAAGTTTCTTTTCTTGAGTCTCTGGATCCGAATTGAGGACATCATAGGATATGATTATGTCGTAGTTCTCATCGGGGTTACCTTTGTTGAAAACTACTGGGTCCGGCGATCCGGTAACTCTAAAGAAAACTGAGTCCGGTCCAAACCGCTGGAAACATTTATAGCACATCTGTAAAACCTCGGCGGAGTGCTGAAGGAACTTATCCACTAAAAATTGTTTACGAACTTGAGAAATCTGAGATGTTTCATCAAGTCCACATAATCTATCCGCTTGAGCTTCCATTGTCTTTTCTATTTCAATAGAACCCACTGGAGATGGAGGAGTCGGAGCGAAGTCCAAATCTCCCTTTCGGCGGTAAGGTATCATCCTTCCGGGACCCCAATCTGTTGGAGCTTGACCAACTGGGTGCAGAATCGGAGGCAGAGTGGCTAGACTGTTTCTATCAATACGTGAGTCCCTTTCTACTTTTACTTGATTCTGAATGCCGCGAAGGATGTCTGGAATAGTTTGAGTATCGTATAATCTCTTACTATCTTCAGAAAGTTTAGTCACTACTACTGGGTAATCTTCGTAGCCATTTAAGAGCTCGAACTTAGCATACCCCGGAGCTTGCTCGTTTCCAGTGAACTGCTTGTGGAAGACAGTGCAGTAAATACCTTCGGAACCATCCTCGGGGTCTATCAACCTTTGGTATCCGTACACGAGTTCAATCAACTCCTCTGCTTCGTAAGCGTTGTCAGTTAAGGATGTACTTCTGCGTCCTTCTTGTTCGCGTTCGATACTATCTATAGATACTCCTCTGTAGTGCTCGATGATGTAATCAACGAAGTCCTCGTCCCATCCATCTGTTAGTACTTTATTCTCTAGCTCTTGAGCTGTGTAGTACGTTCTCCAAAAACAGTACGGTGCTCTCTGAGGATCCGTAACATAAGGAGGAAAGAAAAAGTCTCCGTCCGGTGCAAGTGTCTTTACTTCGGGAGCATCTACTTGTCTGCGAACTATCGGTAACTCCGCTTCGCCGTTTTTACGTAACTCCTTCAGAGCTTTCTTAGCTCTCTTTTTAGTTACTCCCGGAAATGTTGCTTCCAACAAAGCAATCAACTCATCATCGTTTTCGCCGCCTTCTATGAGCTCAACAACCTCTGGGGCAATCTGAGCAATTTGATTTAGGTCCAAGCGTTGTAAAAATCTGCGGTCCTCTCTGTGCCAACCTACGTAAGTCATTAGGATACCTCTTTCTAGGAGGTAATTAGCACCGAGTTCCATTTCTCTTTTGAAGCGTGGTATGTACCCACTGGATACCATCCACTTCAAGAAACTGGATACTACTTTACTTCTTGGAATGTCCGTACTTTCTACCGGAAACGCTCTTACATTAGAGCGATTAAGAGAAGACATAAACAAAGATACAAGACGAGTAATTCTTTCATCGAT